CTTTGCCATACTCGTCCCACGTTGAGCCTTGTTTGTCGACTTCGTGGCGTGTGAAGTATGCAAGCATTCGTCTCACTGTCTCGGGAGATAGTTCACGACCATTAGCAAGATCACGAGCACGAGCCAACCCAACAGGAGTCATCCCCCTTTGACTTGGTGGCTTCTCTGCTCTTTTCTTGAGTGCTCTTGCGGCTGCGGTCTGTGCACCTTGAGGAGGTTTGAATGATATGTGTGAATACTTTTGAGGAAGCGATAAAGCTGTTGCCTCAGTTTTTAAATCAGTCTTTTGAGGATGGCCTTTTGGAAGCAAGTCAAGGTCAGTGTTGTATGCTTTCTTTCTCTCACCAGTTCCCACGAGTTTGAGGAAAGCTTTGACACGAGCCAAAGCCCATTGCTCACGACTCTTCACATTGGGACGATGAGAGACTGAGTATGCACCGGCCCCCCTTCTATAGACAGCCTTAAGCATGCCAAGGTCAACCCGCTTAGATGGAGCTTTGTATTTGTCATTGTGCTTATTGCGAAGATTGACAAGAGCCTTCTCCGTCGCTTTGCTGACTTCGATCTTGCCACGTGATCCACTTGCCGACCCTTCAGGATTCTTCTTGGATCCTTTGATTTGATCCTTGGGAGGAGCTGGCGTTTGTGCTTGAGTTCTCTTCTTAGCCATTGCGCCTCCTTGCTTTGATCAATTGCTCAGCAAGTAAAGCCGAGCCACCTGCTGTCTTAGATGAGGCTGCTCTTTCGAGGGCTGATCTATGTGCATCTTCAGGAAGGTCACCGGCTCCGAGTCTTTCACGGATTGCTCTCTCAAGTTCGTCATCCGGGGTCAATAGTCCAAACTGAACAAGTGGTCCAAGCATGCCGAGACTGTTTGCAAGATCATCAGTGTCGAGACCTGCATGTGTCAATCGTGGAAGTTTGGAAGGATCAACAGCTCCATAGTTGAATTTAATCAACCGGCCTATTGTTCCCCCTCCTCTTCTGTCTGGTCCACTGACTTGACCTGCCACAACATCACAAAGGTTGATTGCTGATCTTCTGAATACTGAGAGATGAACCTCACCGACGGACCTTGATCCTGTGTCACTGATTCCGAGGTTTGCGAATTGAGCAAGGAAGGCTTGACTGATTTGATTGTCACATTCTTTGATGATGTCGAGAGGACCTTGCGAGTAGAGATATGGGGTTGTGCTGTATGAATCAAACTTAACAGCAGCATTCTCAACGAGGTAGGATTGCTCAGTTGAGAGGAAGGCTTGTGCTTGTGCCTCGGCATCGTTGATCATTGCATCGATGTCACCATCACTCAAACCTTGGAGCTCTGCCACTGATCTGTCAACGGTGACCTTTGGGGTTGGTATGGCCCAACGATCAAGACCAACGCACATCATATTCGAGACACGTTGCTTTGTTCTCCACCACCACCAAACAGGACGAAGCATGCCAACTCCCTCGAAGTTAGAACCCGTCCTGTTAAGTGTGAGGAGAAGGAGCTTGTTTGCTGGTATGGGTTGAGGAGTCTTGCCGACACCCACGACGGTTTGAAGTACACCGTCAAGATGTTGACCATCACGACTCAACCACTCATTGTGTGCAGAAGGCTCTCGGTCTGCATAATAATCGAGGAAGACTTTTGTTCGTCCTTCGGCATCGAGTCCGACCTTATAGATCTCTTCTGCGTATCGATACCCAATGGTGACGTATTCAAAAAGATAACCGAGTTGCTCTTCCCATGAGACTGACATTTGACCTGCATAACCATCGAAGCCATATGCCTCGTTTGCAAATCGTGCTAGCTCTTCAGCAACAGGATCATTTTCAACGCCTGCCTCAAATCGCCAGGTTGCTGAGAGCAAAGTTTGTCTGAGCATATGCCAAGAGCGACGGACAACAGGGTCCGTTCTCAACATCTCCTCAGCTGCTCGAACCCATGACAAGCCGGTGAGACTTGTGTTTTGTTCATAGCCCGAGATGGTACCACCGGACAACTGAGTCCCTGTGATACCCAATGTTTTAAAGCGCGGGTATTTGGCTCGTAAGTGTCTTGGAGCTTCGTCATCTCTATGCATAACAACCTCTGTGATTGATATCACTTTGGTCATATTATCATTTTGATAACGCTATTTGTCAAATATTATCTTTTTGATAATCTTCCTCGAGAAGTGCTTGAACGATCTCAAGAAACAATCTGACTGACTCCTCAAACTCATGAGGAGGAAATCCTTGTGATGGTTCAATGATCATCCTTTGAACTAAATCAATGATAAGTTTCTTTTTTGCTGGTGTCATTAGAACTCCACCTTTCTCGATGAGCCAACCTTCACTTTTCGATTTGGTTTGCTCTTTGGTTGATAGTTGCGTGCTGACTCTGTCCAATGATGGAAGATACAATCATATCTTAGAGCATCAAGTGGATCCTCCCGACCGTCCTTCTTTGGTTGCTCTTTGTTATCCCAAGCATATGAGAGCAGAGCTTTTCTGAGTGAGTTACCACTCGCTCTTTCTCCCTTTTCCCACACAGCCTTTGTTATCAAATACTTACCTGAGTTAAAGGCTCGTTTCAATCTCTGCACTCCATTGAGCACATCAATCCTCACCGGGTCCGTCGTTGACCTCATTGGAAGGCCAATGCCTCCCTCATCAGGATGCTTGCGAATCATACGAAAAGCAGAGAGACCAGTGTGATCTGATCTTGCCTTGCCTGCTTTATCTGCAACACCTGTGTCAAGCCATACTCTTGAGGATGGTGCCATCGACATCAAGGCACGAGGCCAAGCAAAAGCAAGGATCATCTGACTGAGCTGCTCGATAGTAACTTCCTTGGGGTTGAATTCATGGATGATGATTGAGGCTTCTCTCACCTCGTCATATACTATCACCAATACACTCGGCTTCCTGAATCCCCAGTCAATTGCAATCCGTCCCGTCATCGAGGGATCATACTTGAAGTCATCGATGACATGTTTCTCAGGGTTGAATTCAGAATACACCAAACCGCTTGGAGGCTTTGGCTTATTCATGACCATTGCCTCACGCTCATCAGGAGGGAGAAGCTTTGTTGCTTCAAACCATTCCTCACTCAAGTTGTCTTGATTGACATATGAGGAGAAGAACAACGGCTGACAATTGGCCTGCTCTGCCAACTTACACCACCAAGCATCGATCACCGGCAACCCAACGAGGATCATGATTGGACTTGGTCCACTTCTCAAACGACCAAGAGCCTTGTGAGCAACCTCACTTGTGAGAGTCTGACATTCATCGATCATGCAGACACCACTTGTCACGTTCAAACCTTCAAGCGGGTTGTGAGTTGCTTCTCTTGTACCTGGTCGATAATAGGAGCGACACCAAACAGTTGACCCGTTCTCGGTATCTGTCCATAGTTTGTTTGTATGGTTGTATGTCCATCCAAGAGGAGTCAACCACTTTTCGATTTCCGGCATAAGTACAGAGTTATACCTTGGGGTTGTATCAGTCACCATCAAGCTTGATGTACCTGGTCTCATCTTCGACACGAGCAACATGGAAAAGACGAGAGCTGAGGTCTTACCACTTCCCCACCCGCAACGAGCAGCAATGACTTTGTCTTGTCTCCCTATTGCTTTTATGATTTGTGTTTGGAGCTCATTGGGGTTGATGTCAATCATCAGCATCCTTTTCTTATTCTGATCTCATGATGCTCATCAAGTATGTCATCAATCTTGGAGCACAACACTGAGATGATTGTTGAGAAGTTTACACCTTGGTGCTCGACTGAGTAATTTTCAATATCAACCCCCTTGGGAATAATCTCATCTAATCTTGCAACACTAAGAGCTTTATTGAATCTATTACGATCAATCATTCCCTTTGCAAGATGATTTATTTCATCACTTATAATTTCAACCCTAGATTTATGCGATTGCAACCATTTAAAATATGCAACATCATTGTCAACATTTGGATTTTCAAGATGGCAATGTTTGCACAGCAAGACAAAGTTTGAAGCTTTGTTGGATCCTCCAAGCATATGAGGAATAATGTGACATCTTTCCACTATGTTCCGAGTGCTTCTCCACTTGTATTTAAGAAATATTCTATTACATGCAAAACACTCTTGATGGATAGAATTGATTTTTAAGTGAAAGTCAAATTTCATTCTAGCCATTTGAGACATGTGTTCCATATGCCAAGAAGCTTCATCTGATCTCCAATATTTAAGTATTTTCTCAACTTTTGGCATACTTCTCTTTGGATTCTTTTTGCCTTTGCTCAGTGTTTTAATATCCTCATTGTTTACCTGACACCATCGATAAAAAGTACTTCTATGAATACCAGCTTCATCACAAGCTTCTTGAGCTGATAATCCCTCATCTTGCATCAGATATTTGATCAATGGATAAAGCTCATCTTTATCAGATGGTCTTCCGACGTTTTCAGTTGATTGTAATTTCATTTTGTGTTACTTCCTTTTTTAACGGGATCAAATTTCAATTGTGTAGGAGTTGATCCTGTGACATCCTAAATGTGCAAGTGAGCATCAATCAGTTTCCTTTTTCTGATTGGTGCTTTCTTGTTTTATATATTTAATATACATCTCATTGTCTTGTAATAATGGCAGCAATATTGATGTCATATCTTGATGCTGATTCAAGAGATCTCTCAAATCATTTATGACTTTTGACATTCCCACTTTGCTGTCTTTAAACTGGAATTTATAAAGTTTAAATATTAAGAATCCAATTTTATAACAAACTGCAAAATTGCAAGTAGGCTTCACTATCCATCTATCCAAAGTTGTGCGATCGACTCCAAATATTTTAGCGCGTTCAATTGTTGTGTATGGGTCTCTCCCCACACGATAAGCTTTGCGTAATTGATTCTTTGAAGCTCCAAGAAACTTTGATTGCCTGCCTCTTTTACTCATGACTCATCACTTTCATTAGTACTTTCTTTTTTGATGATATTGGTCAACATACCGGCAACGACATCGACACCAGTCTGCTTCGTGACATTGACATCGAGTTCACGCTTTTGTCCCCACCTTTGAGGATAGCGTCTCTCAAGGATCCAAGCTGCCGCCCTCCAATCTCCATATGATGTGATTGTTTCGAGGAGGTTGGCTTCAACATCCGACTCGGTTGCATTGACGAACTCTCTGAACTCAGGGATCTCTTCCATCCATCGATAATATGTTCTCTTGTTGATATTGGCAGCTTGACAAGATGCTTCAATGGTACATCCTTTTCTCAAGTATGTGCAGATCACCATCGCAACATCCTCAGAGTATTTGTATCTCTCGCGTGCGTGCGATGACTGCGTGACATTTGTGACATTATCTTGATGAGACATGGCCTCTCTCCTTCCAAATTCAGTCAATCGTTTTGGATCCATTGTATCATATCTCTCTTATTTGCTGAACTTGTTTGGATCTTCTTGACGCCATGGCATTGATGAAGTTGTGTCAGCAGGATTCGTCTCCCACTTCCAATCATTCTTTGCAGTGTCATTCTGAGGAGTGAAGGTTTTGTCCCAAGTCCATGGATCATGAACCTCGACTTGAGGATTGACAGGATCTTTTCTGATTGTTCTTGCGTGTTCTGTTCTTTGCTTTGCTTCGGGTCTTGTGTGAAACTCAACACTTCTCATGAGAACAGACCAGTCATAACGAGCTTCACCATTGTAATCATATTGACGGCATTCCATCTCTCCATGAATTGACAACTTGCATCCTTTGACCAATGATCGTCGACATCTTTCAGCGAGTTCACCAAATGCAACAACCTTGAACCAGGTTGTGTTCTCTTTTCCTTTGTATACTTTTGTGACTGCAACACTGAATTTGATCATTGGCTTGCCGGCTTGAGTCTCTTTGAACTCTGGATCTCTTCCAAGATGGCCACAGATATGAATGTGATTGTATCCCATGTTAATTCTCGATTCTGTCTTTGAGATAATCTCGTTGATAAGTTAATTGCTCTTGTTGCTCTTTGAGCTCTGCAATCCTGTCATTAATAATTTTGATCTTGTGACTTGGATCATTGTTATCGCGATGATCCACAATCATTTGACGCAAGACTTCACTGATTGATTGTCTCTCTTGATGAGCAATATCACGAAGATACTGATTTAAATCAGTTGGTAAGTTAAATGATATAACTGTTTTCATACTTCCTCCTTTGTGTTAATATCTCATTTATCAATCAATAAGTCAATACTATAATATCATAATATTATAATATTCACTAAAAGGATAGTTTAATGAAAGAAAACAAAATGAACGGCCTTGGGTTCGTTGACCTCGTCGATCAAATGGGGAACTCATTGTCAATCGTCAACGCAGCTCGTGTGTCATTTGGAAAGCGTCACACAGGTCAACTGAGACAACAAGATCGAAAGCTTATCAAATACCTTTGGAGTCACAAGCACACGTCTCCCTTCAGACATGTGACATTCACATTTCATATCAAGGCACCAATATTCGTCTTGAGGCAATGGCAGAAACACCAGGTAGGATCAACCTTCAATGAAATCTCGGGACGATATGTTAAGTTTGACTATGAGATGTATCAACCACATGAATGGAGAGAGACCGCTGAGAATGTCAAGCAAGGATCCGGAGGACCATTGTCCAATCAAAGTGAACCAGCTGATCTTTATAAATGGAGTGTTCAACATCAATATTTTATTTACAATCAATTGCTTGAAATGGGTGTGTGTCGTGAGCAAGCTCGACTCGTGCTTCCATTGTCGACGTTCTCTGAATGCTATTGGACCTGCTCTTTGCAGGCACTCATCCACTTCTTAAGACTTCGACTTGCCAAGGATGCACAAGCTGAGATTCGTTATTATGCGGAGGCCATCAAATCAATCCTTGAACGTGATGAAGATATGGCCTTTGTTTTGGAGGTCTGCTTATGAAGTGGTCAAACCATTGGATGAGACATGCTTTGCTCATTGCATCAATGTCACCCTGCCCACGTGGTAAAGTCGGAGCCTTCATCATCGACAAGAACAACAACCCGGTGTCAGCTGGTTTTAATGGTCCACCTCGAAAGTCAGATTCAAAACTCTGTGGAAGTGACAATCGATGTCTGAGGAACTGTCAATCAATCGAATCAGGCACAAGGACGGAGGTTGGTTGCCATCATGCTGAACAGAATGCAATTGCAAACGCAGCGAGAAAAGGAGTCTGTCTTGAAGATTGTTGGATGGTTGTCTCAGTGCCTCCATGTTTGGCCTGTGCCAAGTTGATTCATCACTCAGGGATCAAACAAATTCATGTTTTAGATTGTCAATATTCTTGGGATGGTGTAAATTATCTTTTATTCAATGGGGTTGATGTCAATGTCATTACATTGTGTATGTAATAATAATGAGTTCGAATTTTGGCATCAACCTCATTTTCCCCATACTGAATGCTTATTAAGAGGCTTTCTTCTGTCGGGTCCAGTCAGCTCAATAGGATGTTGGAACATCTCTTGAAGTCTTGAGAGAACTGCATAATTGTCTTCAAACAAAGTGTCTCTGAGTGCTGATGGAAAGATGTTTGTTGTGATGATGACTGCCATCCGGCCAGCTTTCCATCTTTCATATATTGAGCCAATGAATTCGATTGTTGTATTCTTGAACCAATCAGAATACTTTTTGACACCTCCACCAAGGCCACCAAACTCATCGAGCAGCAGAACATCAACATCATGCAAGAAGTAATCGAGATGACTTGACCCGGTCTTGCGTCCCC